CAGACGAACGTCAAGATGGCTGAGCTGCAGAACATGATGGGTAATGGCGACGTCTTCAGTGTGTTTACTGCGGGTATGGGCCAGGCCCTGGAAGGGTTCCAAAGCCTGGCAACGTCGACTGCCGACATCCTTGGCAACGCGATGACCACAGCAATCGACGGCATCTCCAACTCGTTGGCCGGTGCTATTGTAAAGGGCGAAGACCTGCGCAGTACTCTGTCTGCTGTTGGCCAGGCCATCATTACCGAGATGTTGTCTGCCCTCATTAAGATGGGCATCCAGTACATGCTGAACGCGGTTATGGCGACCACTGCCCTGACCACACAGACCGCCGCAAGCCTGTCTGCTGCTGCAATCACTGCTGCGGCCTGGGCACCTGCTGCCGCAGCAGTGTCCTTGGCAACCTTCGGTGCGAACTCCCCGCCTGCTGTTGCTGGTATGGGTTCTGCCAACGTGGCTGCTAAGTCGTTCGCTATGGCAGGGTTCAGCAAAGGTGGTTATACTGGGGACGAAGCAGTCAACAAAGCAGTAGGTATCGTGCACGGTCAAGAGTTCGTAATGAACGCTGCGGCAACTAAGCGTATTGGTGTTGAGAACCTGCAAGCGATGCAAGACGGCGATATGTCCGGCATCACGCAGACCCAGTACACCAGCGCAAGCCCGTCGCGTGGGATGCCTAGCATCAACGTAACGAACAACGGCACCCCGCAGAACTACGAAGTTGAAAGCTGGACTGAGGATGAGATCCGTCTCATCGCGTCGGACGTGGCAGACCAGCGGGTTAAGACTGGTGCAGGCAGGGCAGTTGCCCGTGACCTGCGCAACCCTAACTCGTCGGTATCCAAGTCCATGGGTTCCAACACGATGACTAAACGGCGGCGATAATGCGAAAGCTTCCATACTTGCCAGACACAGACGGATACGGTTTCTCGGACCCCGAAGAAACCGTCATGGTGCAATTGGACGGCGGTAAGCCGTTCATGCGCTCCGATGTCCTCAACGGGGCAATCACTCTTACGGCCCAGTGGAAGCTGGACCGTAACGAGTATGAATACATGCGCAAGTTCTACAGGGTCACCGTCGAGAAGTACGGCGGTGCATTCCTGTGCGACTTGATCATTGACAAGTCCACTCTTACGGAACACCAGTGCTTGTTCGTGCCTGGGTCGATGAAGCTGACCCAGCAGCGCGGCCATCTGCATGTGGTAGCAGCCAACCTTGTGGTTATCCCAATTCCAATGGATATTGACTACGAAGACAGCCTGCTTGACCTCATTGACGCTTATGGCAACACGGACAACGCGCAGGTTATTCTGAACGACCTGGACGAGTTGGCAAATGTTCGCTTGGGTGCTATATGAGTGAATATTCGGAGTTCTTCTTAAACTCTAAGTCCAAGGTAGTGCAGCTGGAGTTGTTGGAGATTTACCACCCCAACTTCAGTAAGCGCTATTATATCGTCCGCAACGCGGTTCTTGGCGTAACCGTGAAGCACGAGGACGGAACAACCCACGCTTACCAGTATTACCCGTGCAAGCTGGAACAGAACAGCACGGAAGACGACCTGGACGCCGGTTACAAGATCACATGGGGTGAACTGGGAGAAATTGTCCCAACAGAGATGGACAGGGTCCGAGCGGCCAACGGCTTCTTAACGAAGCCAACCATCATCTACAGGTCGTACCGGTCGGACAACTTGAATACCGTCATGTTTGGACCAATCTTGCTGGAGGCCGTGGCCTTTACTTTCACGTTGGAAGGGTCGGCGTTTGAGGCCAATGCACCGCAGATGAACCAGAATTCGGTTGGGGAGATTTACGACCTTGTCCGTTTTGACGCACTTCGGGGTACGCTGTGAGCATTGACAAGTATCTTGGTCTTACCTACGATAAGCGGGCGTTTAACTGCGCCCACTTTGCGTCAATGGTATGGCAAGACCTCACTGGGCAAGACATAAGCGCCAACCTAAGCGGGTTTACTAGACCGCGTGCCGAGCGAAAGGTTAACATGGCGCAGGTACGGCTATTTGCCCGCCTGGAGGCCCCTGTAAGCCCCTGCCTGGTGCTTATGAGCCGAGCCCTAGGGGAACCCCACGCTGGGGTATACCTGCGCGGTAAGGTGCTGCATATAACCGAGGCTGGGGTTAACTTCGACTTTCTGGAAGTAGCCTCCTGCGGGTTCAACCATGTGAGATTCTACAATGTCCCAGACGCTAATTATGATCGAGAATACCCTCGATCCGGAAGAGTGGCAAGAGACGCAGACTGACGATGTCTGCGCATTCCTGAAGATGTATTTCAACGGCCACTGGCCGGACACTGCCAGGCTGTACTATGGCCAGGTAGCCACAGCTCACGACGTTACCCCGTACAACGAAGACGGCATCCGCATCCTGCAGACGCTGAAAGACAAGCCAATCTATTGCGTTGTGTACCCGGCTGGCGGCACCGAACTGTTCTTTGCCGCAGTGATTGGCCTGTTTGTTGTGGTCACCGCACTGTTCAAGCCTGCTGTGCCAAACAACGCCATGCGCAACCAGCAGGCCTCTAGCCCAAACAACGAACTTTCGGCTCGTGTGAACAACCCACGGGTTAAAGGGCGAATCCCGGATATCTTCGGCACAGTGCGGTCCACACCAGACACTATTGCAGAAGTGTACAGCACTTTCTCTAACAACCAGGAGATTGAAGAGTCGACTATGTGTGTTGGCCGTGGTGCCTATACCATCACAGACATCCGCGACGGCGACACCCCTGTAACAGGCATTGCCGGTACCACGGTAGAGGTATATGCCCCATTTGCCAATATCTCTTCTGGTGAGCCGTACATCCGTATTGGCACAGCCATCCCAGGTGCTCCGCGCAAGGTAACTAAGTCCAACTCTGTTAATGGCCAGGTGTTGCGTCCACCAAACGATAGCAAGTACAGCGGAGTTAACGATATCTACTTCCAGTACCCTGACCAGATCAACCTTGTGACGACTGAGCAGGTTAACTGGACTGAGAATTTCATGCCCGGCGACTCTTTGCAGGTGAGTAACTCCACCTTCTATAGTCAGGCTCTGTCTCTTACCGCTCTGGTAACTCCGGTTGACGACGAGACTTTCCGGTTTCCTAAGCCTGCAAGCCCGATTCCGGCTGTGGTAGGCGATCAGATCTCCATGCCGAATGCGCTGTTCACTGTTCGTAACGCATCTAACCAGGTGATTGCGGTTTACAACTTGAGCGGTACCTACACCATTGCCGCTCTTTCTGAACAGGTCATTGGATCGGAAACATACACCGTCGTTAAGCTGGCCACCCCAAAGAACATCAACCCTGAGTGGGATAAGGTAGATCAGTATCCTGCACCAGCCCCGGTTGCGGTCATCCTGACCCTTGTTGGTGGTACTAAGGCATTTGATCTGGATGGTACTTATAACATCCTGTCTGTCAGTGCCAAGCGCATTGTGCTCAGCAACCCAATTGCAGTCAACCCGGACTGGGCGTTTGTGGATGCAATGCCAGACGACAAAACTCCAATGTCCAGCCCTGTATTGCAGGTCAGCGGGCCTAAGTGGGTAGGCCCATTCTCTTTAACAGTAGCCGACCGCAACGAAGTTCTGGTCAACCTCTATGCACAGAACGGCCTGTACAAGGACAACGGTCGCCAGCAGTATGGGTTTAAGGTCAGCGTAGAAGTGCTGATTGAACAAATTGACAGCGCAGGTAACCCAACTGGCGCCACCTACACCTTTGCCCGGGATATTAGCGGTAGCCAGTACAACAGAGACTCCATTGGGATCACCATCTCTATGAAGCCTGTGTTTACTGGCCCCTGCCGCGTTAGCGTGCGCCGTACCAGTCCAACGGACCTTGAGTTCGAGGGTAGTGTGGTTGACGAAATTAAATGGCGCGACCTGTATGCAGCATCGCCGTTCAAGTCCAACACATTCGGTAACGTCACCATCATTCGTTCGCGCACCTATGCGACGGCAGGTGCACTGACATTGAAAGAACGCAAGCTGAACATGCTGGCGACCCGCAATGTCCCTCTGTGGTTAGGCGGCAAAGATTTTACCTCCACGCTGCACCCAACGAACGATGCTGCGGAAATTCTATCGGCAATCCTACTGGACCCGAAGATTGGTAACCGCAAGGTGGCTGAAGTAGACTTTGATTCGATCTACCATGCCCGCAACCTGGCAACAGAGTACTTTGGAACGTCCAAAGCGTTCGAGTTCTGTTATACGTTTGACAGCGACAATATGTCAGCAGAAGAAACTGTCACCTCCTTGGCTGCGGCAGTGTTCTGCCAGGCTTACCGCCGGGGCAATATCTTTAAGCTGTTGTTCAAAGGGTCTGACCCGGACAGTGCCCTCCTGTTTAACCACAGGAACAAAGTCCCTCGGTCTGAAAC